CGCATTCACCATGAAAGGAGATTAGTCCTTTCCCACCTTCCCGGCAGGTTCTGCCGGGTACCCCTTCAATTTCTTAAAGGAGAACGGAGAAGACCACAATTAAATCCATGGTCCTAGATCATACCACCGACGGACAAATGTCGTAACCAAACGACATTTGGTACGGTCTCTCAGGGATACGAAGTTTCCACCCGAGGGTGGAGACTTGTCCCCTGATCGATCTGTAACTCCAGCAGGCCTTTCGGCCCTTTGGATTTGGCTAGGCAGTTTCCTTTCTAGCCCATGAAGACTGGCAAGTAACAAGCCAGGATCTTCAACCTCTAGCTTTACAGCTACCCAAGCGAATCTGCGGAAGCGGAATCCTTCGACTCCGTATTTTGCACGATTCGGACATGCCTCATCGAAGTTTGCCAAGAACCCACCTTCCGTGGGTTCGAGCTCGCGACTTTGAGGATTATAAACAGCGGGGACCTTGAACCGAATTTGCTTCGGGAGGATCCTTTGCCATTTATAGAATACATCGCGAAAACGAACTTCGCAACCGTAAAACATATGGCTGCGGATTCGCAGTGTATTCGTCAGGTTGTAAACCTGTTGGGGAGAGGTCAATCTATCTTTAAGATAGATTGGTTTGCAGTCGACGCCAGAATAGTAATGCGAGCCGCAACTCTCACGAAAACATCCGGTAGAGAAGCTTTTCTCAGAATTAACCGAGAAGCCCAAAAAATTACTAAAACTGGCGAAGAGCGCATAAGCCTTTGATGGTAATATAACATCATCACCAAAGACGCTCACTTCACACGTTGGCAGTTTGAGATGTTCACAAACCACTAACGCAGCGGAGTAGAAAATGAGCGATTCAAGATCCCACGTGAATCCGTTCCCCATACTGGAGAACTTTTCCCAGCGGAAGGTCTTGGAGCCTATGCAGCCGTACTTGGAACGCAAGCAATCCATCACCTCGAACCAGACAACTGGGTCTTGCTGACCTTCCCTTACGGGTTGGTCAAACAATTCCCGAACTAGTTCGAGAGCAATCGAGTCGCTCGCAGAAGAGAAGTCAACAGTTGCCAACTCTCCCGAGATACTGGAAGAACGAGCAAGTTGCTGGTTTCTAGTCTGACTTGTCAAGTCGATACCAAACCTTACCATACGACGTTTAATCATCTACCGAGTCCAAGCTGGAACCAGAGATTAATCCCCGGTTCAATAGCAATGACTCGATCGATTTTAGACGTTTTCGGTACGGTTATTATCATATTCCCTTCCTGGAGTGTAGCACTTTCCCTTTTGAGGATTGTACTCCACCCCGGGTACGCTTTTGGTAACAAATCAAAAGCTAGGGGGTATAGATCTCGCGTTATTCCAGTTTCACACTGGAACTTC